TATTCATTTGGATTCTCAGATCCAAGAGGAATATTTGGTTCACCTGGAGCTGCGTAAGGAGTTCTTTGGAGGGAACAGAAGGGGACTTTCGGGTCCCCTTTTTTTTAGGTATAATAAATTTACTATACAAACAATTTGAATACAGACGCGTATAGTCGACGACCTAAAGACTGTATTCTTTTATTTAGGAGATAATCATGGCTAATTCAACATTTTCAGGTCCAGTCAGATCCGAAGGCGGCTTTACAGTCGTTAGTAAGAACGCAACCACTGGTGCTTTTACAACACAATCAAGCATAGATTCTAGTGGTATTGCATCTTTTGATGCTAACACCATGCCTGTCGAAGCGGGCACCGGTATTACCACAGGAACAGGAACTATTTATAGAAGCTCTGTTATGCAAAGTGGTGGTATTATTACTACACAAATTTTGATTGATTTAACAGGTTTAAGATCAACAGGTTCAGGTGACATCATAGGTGTTAATGGTACATCTTTAGTTTGTCACATTGGTCAAATCACAGCTGCAAGAAACGGCACTATCTTAACAGGTAGTATGGAGTGTTTTGAGGCACCTGCTGGTGGAGATCCAGATATCAACGTGCATTCTGCGACAGAGGGCACAGGAGTTGAAGACGGAGCTATCGGCGATTTAACAGAAACACTATTAGTTAATGCGGGTGATGCAACATTAGGTAGTAAAGTATACTTTACAGCCGTACCTGCTGCTGATGAGTTCTTATATTTAACCACTGGTGATGCAACAGACGCAGACTACACAGCGGGTAAATTACTTATTGAACTTAAAGGCTACGATGCGTAATACAACTGGTGCCTCTTAGGAGGCACTTTGTTTCTTAATTAAGGAGGGAAACTATGGCAGATACAGTAACAGGACCTACAATCTTACAAGAGAACGATAAGAGAGTAGTCATTAAAATCGTAAACGAATCCGATGGTACAGGTGGTACAACAGTTTTTGCTGATGTATCCGCTCTTGCAGCAAATTCAAATGGAGACTCAGTCACTACAGTAAGTCCACAAAGAATATGGTGGTCATGTGCTAATGGTGATGGTGGTGACTCATTTGCAAGATTAGACTTTGAAGACTCAGATGGTGATATACCGATCGTAACATTGGTAGATTCAGGCTATTGGGATTTCAGAGAGTTCGGCGGAATACCTGCAAACACTTCATCTAACTCAAATCAAAGTGACGTAAACTTTGTGGTACCAGGTGCAGCGGATTCTGGTAATACTTACACAGTTATTGCAGAGTTTATTAAAAACTACGATTAATTATGGATATTAGTGTAGAACAATATACAAATGAGTTGGTAGGCTTCTCAAAAGGAGGCATGCCTGCTCGCAATAAAAGAAATTTCAGGCCCACAAAATCTGGTGCTGGTATGACACGAGCAGGTGTCAAAGCTTATCGTCGTATGAACCCTGGTAGTAAACTAAAAACAGCCGTAACCGGCAAAGTCAAACCAGGCAGTAAAGCCGCTAAACGTAGAAAATCTTTTTGTGCAAGAAGTGCTGGTCAGGCTAGAATGCACAATGTAAACTGTCGTAAAACACCCAATAAACGCATATGTCAAGCAAGGAGAAGATGGAAATGTTAACAGAGTTATACAAAAAATTTGATAAATTAAAAGATATGATTACAAGCAACTGGGATAGTTGTAAAGTGTGCAAGATAAAAGATTTTGTCATAGCTGTCGCAGCAGTGCTGTTAATTTGGTGCATTTTATAAAATGAGATTAACTGACAACTTTACTTTAGCAGAACTTACAAAATCGCAAACTGCTGAAAGACACAATATTGATAATACCCCAGAACCTCAACACATAGATAGCTTACAAAAACTTTGTGTTAACGTTTTACAACCCGTAAGAAATTACTTTGATAAACCCGTGGTCATTTCGTCAGGATATCGTACTCCAGAACTTAGTAAAAAAATAGGTTCTTCCTCAAGATCACAGCATTGCAAAGGACAAGCAGCAGATATCGAGATACCTGGTTTATCAAATAAACAACTAGCGGATTACATATTTGAAAGTTTATCTTTTGATCAAGTTATACTAGAGTTTCATAATCCAGAAGAGATTAATTCAGGTTGGGTGCACGTGTCATATGTAGACGAAGAAGTAAATCGTTTTAATTATTTATTAGCTGAAAAAGATGAAAATGGTAAGGTGAGGTATAGTAAATGCCCATAACCAGAGGATCTATGTCCAAACAAATCAATAATCCGCCTCAGAAAAAAAAGTGGTCACAAAAACGTAAAGCTAAAATTAATTGTAAAAACCCCAAGGGGTTTAGTGAAAAAGCACATTGTGCAGGCCGTAGAAAAAGAGCTCGGTCTAGATAGAGTATATAAAAACTGCTAAACTATTATTAAATTAGGGAGGTTTTATGGCTAAGAAAAAAGGACAAAAACTTTGCCCAAGAGGTAAAGCTGCTGCAAAAGCTAAATTTGATGTATATCCAAGCGCTTATGCGAACGCGTATGCAAGTAAAGTGTGTGCCGGCAAAGTCAAAGGTCTTGGTGGCAAAAAACGTAAAGATTTTAGGGGGCCAAAACCAGCTGCGGAAGGTGCTTTTATAGAGTCGGGTGATGTGTCTGGTTCAGCTATTAATGTTGACATTGATGGTGTTAGCATGAATAACCCATCAGCTGCTGCTTACTACAAAGATTTAATGTAGTGGCTAGCGGACTAAAAAAATGGTTTAGTGAAAATTGGGTAGATATTGGTGCTCCTAAAAAAGGGGGTGGATATAAGAAGTGTGGGCGTAAAAGTGCAAAAGGCTCAAAGCGTAAATATCCAAAGTGTGTTCCAGCGTCAAAAGCTGCCAGCATGAGTAAAAGTCAGATACGCTCTGCTGTAACAAGAAAGAGAGCGAAAGCTCAAGGTGTTGGTGGTAAACCCACTAATGTGAGAACAATCGACAAAAAGTATTATGGCGGTTTAATAGACGTTTAGGAGATAACATGAGTAATTTAAAAAAAGGTTTAAAAAAACTTAAAGCAGAAGGTCTAAAAAAAGGAAGTAAAAAAAAGTTTCCAGATCTATCAGGTGACGGCAAGGTAACACAAAAAGATATATTAATAGGTCGAGGTGTTATTAAGGCAGGTAGAGGTAGTGCAATATTAAAAAAAATAGGTTTATCAGGTCTAAAAAAGGACAAATCTAAAATATCCCGATCTCAAATAATTAAAGCTGCAAAAAAAGCTAAAAAAACAGAAGATCGTGTTCCGGCAACAAAGTCTGCATTTGTTCCGGCAACAGAGCCTGCAAAAAAATTTAAAAGCATAACAAAGGCTTCACCGGGGGTGATGAAAGACTTACCTTTAATTAAGGCAATGTCACGTAAACAACGACAGGTAGAGAAAGAATTATCACCAGAGTTAAAAAAACTACTTAAAATGAAACAAAATCGAAAACTTAGACGTGCATCCAAAACAATAGAGCCTAAAGAAGTGTTAGGTGTCGGAGCTGTGACAGCAGCTATTCTGGATGAAAAAAAGAATAAAAAGAATAAAAAGAAAGTTAAAGGTAAAGCACAAGGTGGGTCTATTAAAAGCTTTTCAGCTAAAAAACAAGGAATAGCTGCAACCTTAAAAGATGTACTTACCGTTCAAGATGTAGAAGAAATGAAAAAGGCACTTCAAAGGAGAAGATTAGGGCAACCTGGTAAAAACGAAGACAGATTAACTAAGCAAGATTTAATGGAACTCAGAAAACTTACTGGTAGAATGAGTAAAGCGCAAGGTGGTATGGTAACTAAAGGACAGGGTGCTGCAATTAAAGGTACAAAATTTAAAGGTACTTTTTAGGAGGTTAGATGGCTACTTCAGGTACAACCGCATTTGATCTTGATATTGATGACATCATTGAAGAAGCATATGAGCGCTGTGCTGTTAGAACTAACAGCGGTCGTGATCTTAGATCGGCTCGTAGAAGTTTAAATATTTTATTCTCTGAGTGGTCTAATCGAGGTATACATTTGTGGAAGATAGCTTTAAACACTCAAGCCTTGACTTCAGGAACCGCAACGTACTCTGCTCCGGCAGCGACCAATGATGTATTAGAGGCTTACATAAGCACCACAAGTGGCACCACTAGTTCTACAAATGACGTGTCATTAACTAAAATATCCAGAAGTGATTATGCTAGTAAACCAAACAAAGGTGCGACAGGGCAACCTTCTGAATATTACGTGGATAGACAAACCACGCCAACCATAACTTTGTATCAAACACCTGATGCAAGCACTTATACCCATTTAAAATTTTATTGTGTTAAACGAATTGAGGACGTAGGAGCCTATACTAACCAAGCGGATGTAGCCTTTCGTTTCATTCCTTGTATGGTAGCAGGACTTGCTTATTATTTAGCTATGAAAATAAATCCTCAGTTGGTTCAACAGAATAAATTAATATATGAAGATGAACTAAAACGAGCTTTAGAGGAAGATGGACAAAGAACATCAGTATACATTACCCCTCAAAGCTATTACCCAACAAGGAGTTAAAAATGCCTCGTGGAATAGACTTTGTAGTAAAAAAATTAAAGCTTGGTAAAAAGGGCGTTAAAAATACTCTTTTAATTAGAGTTTTAGATGAAGAAAATAGAAGAATAGAAGAGGCGTATCCTTCTTTGTCTCCTGGTTTAAAAAAATCAGCCGATATCATATACTCTAATAATGCGAAAAGAATAGGTGAATTAACTAAAGATTCTAATACTAAAAGAACTATTCGTGCTATGAGAGGTAGGGATAAAAAAGGAAGAGATCCTTACAGCCGAGGTTACATGAAACAAAAGTTAAGTGTACCAGAAGAATCTAGATTTAAAAAAGGCGGATCTGTAAAAGCTAAATGCAAACTAGGTCGTAACAAACCAACTAAACTGTATTAGGAGAACAAATGCCTAGAGGGATACCATTAAAAAAACTTAAAACAGCTGTCAACAGGACTTTACGAATTAAGAAAGGCATGAAAGTATCAGAAATTCTTAAAAGAGCCATGCAGAGCGAGGAAGTAGGAGAGTTTAGTAAAGCTCGTGCAAAAAGAGATCGTGCAGAAGTAGAGAGAATGTTAGATAAACTTATGAAAGACGAAGGTGTGGCTGAGGTCATGCTCAAAAGAAGAGAAAGAACGTTAAAAGGCAGAAAACCAAGAGGCTATATTGAAAAAAAACTTGATAGTAATGAAGAATACCTTGGTCCTAACCCAGAGAAATATTTTAAAAAAGGTGGTAGTGTTAAAGTTAAATGTAAGTTAGGTCGTAATAGGCCAACTAAAATGTACTAGAGGTAACTATGCCGTACGCAAAAGGAAAATACGCAAAAGCAATATCTGACAGGTCAGGTATGGAGTTTCCATATAAAGAAATGGTTAAAGAATGGAATGGTTCTTTTGTACACAAATCAGAATATGAGGCAAAGCATCCTCAAATTAGAAGAAGGCACCATCAGTCGGACGCC